CAGTTGCCGATAAGGTAGAAAAAAAAAGGTAGGTATGATTACCTGTCTTGGGCGTGGGCTTGGCACTACGTCAAACAAGAGTACCCAACAGCAAACAGAATTGTTTATGAAAATGAATCAGGTATGCCGTACTTTACTGACGGCAAGTTTGCTAATGTAAAAGTTGGGATAGTAATTGATGGTATTGAACATATTGATTATCTTCCAGTATTAGATAACGCTAACCGTTCTATTGCTCTAACAAAGATGACGTCGTTCGACGTCAACAATGCAATACAAAGAGCTACAGCAAAAGCTATAGCAATGCACGGACTTGGTTTATCGTTGTGGATAGGGGAAGACACGGGTCGTTTAAACGAGTCGAAAGATAAACCTGTTCAAAAGAAAGAGCAAACCTTTGAATTAACTACAGACAAATGGGCTAAGGTCTTGATGTATGTAGCTAAGAATAAAGAAAAAGGTTTGGATTATATTGTGGCACAGTTGTCAACAAAGTATAAGGTAACTCCAGCTATCAAAACTAAACTCAAGAAAGCTATTAATGGACAGAAGTAAGATACTCAAAAAGCTTCAAAAGGATTCAGAATATTATGGGAAGTTTGGTAAGCAGTTTTTATCTGCTTCTAATATAAGGCAACTACTTTACAAGCCTACTGACTTTAATAAATCAGATAAGACTTTGCCATTACTACAAGGTAGATACTTTCACACAAAGATTCTGGAACCAGAAAAGATAGACACGATACCAGTATTCAATGCCTCATCAAGAACAACCAATGCGTTTAAACAGTATAAGATTGAGCAACAGCTTGACCAGTACGATGTTCTTTTGACAAAAGAAAAAGACGCATTAGATAACCTGGTTGATAAGATGTTGAGTAACTGGACGGTGTTTGATTTGATTTACGGTGATAAGACTGAGTATGAAGTACCTAACATAAAAGAAATACACGGACACATGTTCAAAGGTAAGTGTGATGTATTGGTTAACGAACCTTTTGAATTGGAAATAGAACATGACGGTGGTACTTTTATAATGGATTATCCAGACGGAGCTGTCGTAGATTTAAAAACCAGCTCTGACATATTTAAGTTTAGACATTCTTGTTCTGCTTATTGCTATAACTCACAAGCCTACATATACCAAGAGTTGTTTGGTAAACCGTTTGTGTTTGTGGCTATAGGTAAGAATGACGGATTATTAAAAGTTTTTCCTACAAGTCAAGAGTTTATTGACAAGGGTGAAGACAATGTTAAAAAAGCAATTAAAGTATATGAAAAGTTTTTTAGTAATGATGCGCCTTGCGACATCGATGATTACATATATACGGAAGTTCTATAACTCGTTTAAACGTCGTTATAAAACTGATGATAAAAAATTGTGGATAGAAGTTCCAACTATCTACATGAGCAAAGAGGAAAGGGATACAACCATTCTAAATGCTGTGAATATTTTGGAGCGTAATATTAAAATTAAATAATATGAGTACAGAAGTTAAGAACGAAAAGTTATATTGTGGAAGCGGTGTTGAAAAGTTTGACGGCAATCTTGTTGAGATTACTGTTTGCTTATCAAAGATTCCACAAGAACATAGGTTCGAGTACGAAGGTAAGTGGTATACAAAACTCAAAGTCAACAAGAAAAAAGAGACTGACGAATATGGTAAGACTCACTCTGTTGAAGTAAACACTTGGAAGCCTGAGCCTCAAAACGATAAGGACGACTTGGGATTCTAAAAATTTTGGAAGCCGTAAGGCACAGCATAATTTAGGGGGGCTTTTGTGAGTTTGGTTTATCCCCCCTTCTTTATGTTGATTATGACAAACTCAAATTAAACAAAACGATTGACAAAATAATTTTGATTTTATATTTATCTATATCTATATTATTAGTTTACTTTGTCATTCTCGTCATAAAAAATAGAATATAATAGAATGGAAATAACAATATTTAAAGACATAAAAGTTACGTCTCAACCTTTTTATAGGGGTGCTTTAGTTATTTTAAATAGAATAAAAGAAGGAGCTTCAAAAGATTTAGTAAAGAGAATCAGAGAAGAAAAAGATAAAGAAAAAGTAAACGCATTGAAACAAAAGCTTCCAGCTATTTGTTTTAGTGGCAAGTTTACAAAGCGTAATGATAAGTCACTAAGCCAACACAGTGGTTTAATTTGTTTAGACTTTGACGGTTACGAATCACAAAGAGATTTATTACAGGAAAAAGAAAGACTCTCCAAAAACAATTATGTTTACTCGGTATTTATATCACCTTCTGGTAAAGGATTGAAAGCGATTATTAAGATACCTCCACTACCAGACAATCATGTAAGCTATTTCAATAGTTTAGAAAAACATTTTAACTCTCCTCAGTTTGACAAGACTTGTAAGAATGTATCTCGTGTTTGTTATGAAAGCTACGACCCACTCATACATATCAATGAGAACGCCAGTGTTTGGGATAAGCAAGAGGAAAAAGAATACACTGAGGTTATAAAGAACGTTGACCTACAAACTATACCAATCACTGACGAAAATAAAATAGTAGAAATACTTGTTAAGTGGTGGCAAAAGAAATTTCCAATGAGTGAGGGACAAAGAAATAATAACGCTTATGTTTTGGCCGCGGCCTTCAACGATTATGGTGTCACCAAAACTTTAGCAGAGTATGTGCTTGGAGGTTTTGAAACCACATCGTTTAAACGTTCTGAAATTAAAAGAACTGTTGACTCTGCATACGCACAGATACAAAACTTTGGTACGAAATATTATGAAGATGATGAGAAGGTAAACATGATTAAGCATAAGCTTAAACGAGGTGTTTCAAAGAAAGAATTAAGAACGCAGTTAACAGAGCTCGACCCTAACTTGGTTGAGAATGTTATCAATAGATTAGAAGAAGAACAAAGTAATCATCAGTTCTGGACAAAGAATGAAAAAGGTGTAATCAAAATTGTACACATATCTTTTAAAAACTTTTTAGAAGAGAATGGTTTTTATAAGTTTTGTCCTGAAGGTTCTAAGAATTATGTGTTTGTTAAGGTAACAAACAATTTGATTGACCATACATCTGAAAAAGAAATTAAAGATTATATACTAAATTATCTTTTAGAGATAGATGATATATCAGTTTACAATTACTTTGCTGAACATACAAGATACTTTCGTGAAGAGTTCTTGACATTGCTTTCATCTATTGATGTATACTTTATTGAAGATAAAAAAGAAACGTCTTACTTATATTACAGAAACGGAGCTGTTGAGATTACATACAACAACATCAAACAAATTGATTACTTAGACCTTGGTGGTTATGTTTGGAAAGACCACGTCATTGATAGAGACTTTGCTTTATGTGAAAGCATTGATTGTGATTATCAAAAGTTTATCCAAAACATTTGTGGTAATAACGCACAGCGTGTCAACAGTATGCGCTCAACGATTGGCTACATGCTTCATGGTTGGAAGAACCTGGCATATTGTCCTGCTGTTATATTAAATGATGAAATGATTTCAGATAATCCTGAAGGTGGTAGCGGTAAAGGTTTATGGGTCAACGGACTTAGTCACATGAAAAAAGTTGTAGTCATCGACGGGAAGTCATTTAACTTTGAGCGTTCATTTGCATATCAGCTGGTAAGTGCTGATACTCAAGTGCTTTGCTTTGATGATGTTAAAAAACATTTTGATTTTGAAAGATTGTTTTCAGTAGTAACCGAAGGTTTAACATTAGAAAAGAAAAATAAGGACGCAATCAAAATACCTTTTGCTAAGTCACCAAAGATAACTATCACAACTAACTATGCTATCAAAGGTAAAGGCACATCATTCGAAAGGCGTAAGTGGGAGCTGGAGTTAGCTCACCATTATAATAAAGATTACACTCCCCTGGAAGAGTTTGGTAAACTTATGTTTGGTGATTGGAATGATGAGGAGTGGTGTCAGTTTGATAACTATATGATTCAATGTTTACAGTTATACTTAGAGAAAGGATTAATGAAAAGTGAGTTTGTAAATTTAAAAATTAGAAAGCTCTCAGCTGAAACATGCCATGAATTTATTGAATGGTGTGGAGTTATAGGTGATAATCCTATACACGATAAACTAAAGGTTGGTGGAAAGGTTCCTAAGAATGATTTGTATACTGACTTTGTTGAGGACAATCCAGACTTTGCACCTAAATCAAGACTTAGTGTATCAAGAGTTAGATTTTCTAAATGGCTGGTAGCATTTTCATTATACCATTATGGTTGTGCTCCTGAAGAAGGAAGAGATATGCACGCCAGGTGGATTAGATTTAGACACAAACATGAGCTCGATGAACAACAAGATTTTCCTTTCTGATGATAAAACTTAGACCATACCAAAAACAGATTGTAACACAGGGTGCAGAAATTGTAACACGCTACGGGTTTGTCTATCTGGCAATGGAAGTTAGAACAGGTAAGACATTGACAAGCTTAAGTATATGCCAGCGTTTAAACGCAACCAATGTCTTGTTTGTTACAAAGAAAAAAGCAATATCAAGTATTGAACACGACATGAGTTTGTTACAAGCACCGTTTAAACTACATGTAATTAACTATGAATCTTTACATAAAGTGTCTCATGAGACAATATATGACTGTCTCATAATTGATGAAGCTCATACCATAGGAGCTTATCCAAAACAAAACAAAAGAAGTGGTCAAATAAAAAGACTTATTGATATACATCACCCTCGTGTAATTCTTTTATCAGGCACACCAACACCTGAATCATACAGTCAAATGTATCATCAAGTATCTGGTATTCCATCAAATCCTTTTGCATATTGTAAAAACTTTTATCAGTTTGCAAACAACTATGTAACTGTTAGGAAAAAAATTATTAATGGGTTTCCTATCAACGATTACTCAAACGGTAATAAAGATATACTAAAGGTTATGAATAAGTATATGATATCTTATTCTCAGAAAGAAGCTGGTTTTAAAGTTCAAACAGATGAAGAAATTTTGTACGTGGATATTTGTCCTGACGTAACAGACATGATGAAAAAATTATCAAAGGATAAAGTATTGCAGGGTGAACAGGAAGTTATACTTGCTGACACTCCAGTAAAGCTAATGATTAAAACACATCAAATGAGTTCAGGAACTATTAAATTTGAGAGCGGTGAAAGTATGGTTCTTTGTCATCAGAAAGCCAGGTACATACGTAAAAAATTTGAAGGTAAAAAGATTGCTATATTTTATAAATTTAAAGCAGAGCTTAGTGCATTGAAAGAAGAATATGGCGATTTACTTTGCACCACGCTTGATGTGTTTAACACAACACCACGCTCCATTGCATTACAAATAGTCAGTGGTCGCGAGGGAATTAGTTTGCGTAAAGCAGAAGCTTTGGTATATTATAATATTGATTTCAGTGCCACAAGTTATTGGCAGTCAAGAGATAGAATGACAACTAAAGATAGGTTATATAATAAAATCTATTGGGTCTTTTCTAAAACGGGTATTGAAAAACAAATATACAAAGCTGTTGTTAAGAAGAAAGATTATACTCTCAGTCATTTCAAGAAAGATTTAGTAACTTTAGAAGATGACAGAGCAGAAGATACAGGCGAAGGTAATTAAAGAAATGGAGGCTAAGGGATATTATGTTATCAAGTTAAAGATGACAAATAAAAACGGAATCCCTGACTTGATAGCTATACCTCCTAATTCTGACGTTGAATTCATTGAAGTAAAAAAAACAAATGGGAAAGTTTCTAAACTACAAGAATATAGAATTGAAGAACTTGAAAAACATGGATGTAAAGTTTCAGTACGTAAAGGACTTTGAGATTGATGATGATTTTATTTCAGCATTACAAGATGTTCCTCAAACATTATCTTTAACTATAGCTCTTTACATAGAAGAGTATTTACCTGAGCTACCTGTAAATGAATTGTGTTCTCACGTAAGAGCAGGTTTAGTTTATCATTATGGTAAACCAATACCATTTTTAATAGAAGTTACAAAACCAGATGAAGAGTTAATGGTTCTTAGTGACTTACAATTTATAGACATGGACGAGTATTTAGATTTTATAAATCTTAAATTAAATTTAGTTGTTGATGAAAGATTCAGTTATCCAAAACCTCCTCGTCGAGGCAAGTAAAATTTTTAAAGTAGATATCTATTCTAATTGTAGACAAGAACAATATATCCTGGCAAGGGCAGTTGTTTATAGTATTATGAGAGACTGTTTAAACATGACCTATCAACAGATAGGAAAAGTTTTTAACAAAAATCATGCTACAATTATGCACGCTTATAACGAGCTGCCTTACATGATTAAATACAATAAATCTTTAGCTGAAAAAAAAGTAGAATTGTTAAAAACCTGGGGTGAAAACTACCATGTAAAGAGGTATACAAAGCATTCTGAACAGATAAAAGATTTGCAGGAACGAATTTTTTTACTTAATTTGGAGTCGAGACTATTACAAAATCAATTAGACACTCTTCAGAAACACACAGTGCAATAGGGAAGCAACTGTACAATAAATGACACCTGTTTCTAAGAATGACCATTCATCTATTTCTCACATTAATCATGTGACTAACGATAGTCATGACCTTATTAACAAACTATACGAAGACTTAATGGACCGTGACAATGAGAAAGCAAAACAAACTGCACAACAGATTTGCAAAGTCATGGCTGAATTAATTCAATCACTAACAGATGAAATATGAATAGAGATAGGGCCCTTGAGCTCAAGAAATTTGCACAAACCATTGCTGATAGGTTTTCAAATTTCAACAGAGACGGAAATCAAAACAAAGAAACTTTTACTGTCGAGGATATAATTCCTTTATCGGATGATTCAGCGGTAATTAATTTTAAAAAAACATCTAACTTGAAAACAAGCGGTAAGCTTGCAGTTGCGTTTTGTTATTATATAAATAGAGGAAGGTCTAAAGGTTGGAAGTATTTTTTCCCAACTGATTCCCACGTGAGCGGAATGCAGGCATTCCATTTTTATAAGCTACAAGCGGAGAGGACAAACTATAGTAAGAATTAAGAAGCTTGTGTTCTTTTAATTCAGCACACTTTTCATAGTCTTCTACCTCTATAAAGTATTCCATTAGGACATCAAACACATCATCTTCCATTGTAACCACAGGCTTTGTTGGATTAAATATAAATGCGGGTGGATTGTTTTCATCATCTAACAACTCCTCATAAGAAGCCTTACCAGTTAATAATTTATAACTGTCCATCATACATTTATGTTCATCAAAGTATTTCATCGTCTGTTTACTCTTACTCTTTTAGGCCTTCTGTTTTTTGTCTTTCTTCTGTCACCACTTCTTTCTCTTTGTGGTCGTCTTTTTTCCTCTTGTTCTTTTATTTTTTTCAAACGTTTCTTTTGTTCTGGTGTAAGTTCAGTTTCAGGAGGAAACATATCTTTAATTACAACTCTTCTAACATCTTTATAAAACGGAACCAATCCTAAATTACCTAACACTTCAATTATTAATCTATTTTCTATTTCGTCCATTGCTTTCTGTCTTGTCTCAGGTTTTACTGCTGTCTGAGATGTGACACCTACCTTCAGCAAACGTGACAAAGTATTTATCATTGGTCCATAAGGTCCAGCAAAAGAGTCAAGGAATATTTCCTCTAAGCTTTTCTTTTTTAAATCTTCAACACCTATCTGACTAAATACAATAGAGTGTTTATATTTATCATACTCTTCACCATCTCTTAAATCTTCCAATAGATTTCTGTTCACAGACTCTTCTAAGTAGAAGTTAATTGGCAACATAGGAATGTTACCTAATGACTGTCTTGCAAGAAGCGATATCATTGCTCCCACTATTTGTCTTGCCATTACATCTTCTATGTTTTCTTCCTTATCATCTTCCGCATCAAACAACTCTTCATCTAACATACTTGTTAACATACCATACGTTGTCATATAAGCAGACATTCTAAACGTTATACCAGCAAGTAGGCCAGCTGCTTCAGCTTTTGACAAGTCACCTTTATTAAATAAAGCAAAGATTGCGTTACGAGCTGTTGCAAACTCAAACAAACTAAATCTTGCCATAAATGAATTAGCCATTCGGTAAATTGCCATACCTGATTTTTCTCCTGGTCTCCTCATGTTTTTAATAATAGCATCAGCTGCATTGTTAGAGGTAGCCATAGTAACTACTTCACCATCTGCCATAGCTGTAGCATTATCTCGAGCTTCTTTAAACTCAGGAGATAAATACCTTGATGTTCCATCTGCTATTTCTTGAAAATCTTTTTTAGTAATTTTAACATCCTCTCCTGTCATTTCTTTTACCTGGGCTTCAAAAGAATCTGCCCATTTACCAAACCATAAAGGACGAGACATAGCTTTATCAGGAAAAGTTATTATGTTTGATGCTATTTGATTTACTATTCTACCTGTTAGTTTTAATCCTGTATATTTTAAAATCTCACCAAAGACATTGTTTACACGATTTGTAGCTGAGCCAGCTTTAGCATCTAACCCACCGTAGTCTGACATTTGTGTGTGCTTTGATTCCATTACGTCAGCATTATACAATTTACTTGTTTGTGATGACCTAAGATTTGTCATGGCATCAAAACCTGCTGTAACATTTTTTGGATTAGCAACCCACGTGGCAAAGTTTTTGTAAGCTCGTGCTGCCATGGCAGGATTCTTTAACATGATACCAAAGTTAGCTACAATTTCAGCTCCCATTCTGTATATCGAACCAAGGGTAGCTTGATAACCAAGACGCATCAAGTTCATTGCACTCAAGTTCCCACTTGGCGTATCGGTGTAAGTTCCTTTTAATATGATGTCTACTATCTCGGTCTTTGCTTTTATAATAGCATTAATAGCCTTCTTTGCGTCTTTACTTCCACTTTTTGCATCTTCTTTAACTTTGTTAAGAGTTTGTTCTACTTCTCTTAATGTCTGCGTCATCTCATAATCCATAATAGTTTCTTGAGCTCCACGCATTGCTGAGAAACTTGGGTCAAAACTAATAGGTTTAGCTCCATTTGTTCGGGTAACTATTGTATTTGATTTAGTGCTTGTTATATTGTTATTTACTTTATCAACTAATTTTTGAACAGTCTGTTCGTTCTTAGTCTTGGCATCTATAACATAACGGTGACTATAATTATTGTACAACTCAACTGGTTGACCATGTAAATTAGCTGCGTTATATTCAGCTTCAGACGCCAATGAATTATTAACGTCATCATATAACGCCAGGGCTTTCTTTTCTTTAGCAGTTAAAGAGTTTTCAATCTTCTCTAAACTTATTTGTCCATCTACTTCAAACTCTGTTTTTAATTCGTTAAGTATTGTTGCATCTTGTTCATTTAAAATACCATCATTCTCTATAGCTTCTAATGTTTTATTTATAAAGTCTATAGCAGGAGGAGTCTTTGCGTTAGGTTTACCGTCAACAAAATTAGATTCATGTTCTCTTTGTAATTGTAACATTCTAAGTTTGTATTTCTTTTTGACTAAAGCATTTCTTGTTATACCTAATCTATTACCATCAGTGTTTAATAATTTCTCAGCCGCATTTACTTTTACTTCTAATCTTTTTATTTTAGACTTAACTGTTTCCAAAGACCTGGCTATCTTTCCAAACGTATTGTTATAAAGCGTTTTACTATTTCTATTTCCAAACACATCATCAATAAAGAAAGTTGAAAGACTACGTATTCTTTCTGTTAAAAATCCTCTACCTGTTCTTGAAGCTTTAATTTTACTATATAGATTAGTTATAGCATCTACATATTTGTTTTGTGTAAACGCTTTTATAATAGGGTTGACTTGCTCAAAACTTTTTATAGCATTTAGTTTAGTTGCAATATCAGTTACTGGTTTACCAGCAAAACCATTCTTAATATTTTCTATTATCTGCTCCAGTACTTTTAAATCAGAATCATCCAGTTGTTTCATTTGTTCTGGAGTCATGTTTAATATTTGACGTGCATCTTCTTTAGCTCTTTTATCTGGTATATTATTTAAGTCAGCTTGAGTAACTGTCTTTTGTTTTTCACTTATGTTTTTAATAGTTGCATCTGCATCAAAATCATCAGGTGTAGGCTCAGCTTTTATAGAATCAATATCTTGGTTTATATTTTCCTGGACACCATTAATTATCTCTAAAGCTTTTGGTAAAGTTTCTTGAGCTTTTTTAAACGCAGGAACTTTTTTACCTGAACCATACTCAGCGGAAAGTTCTATAAAAGAATCTAATAAAGGTTCTGGTATTAGTGCAGGATTTATACTGAACACTGTCTTCAACGCGGCTTTTAAATCAGCTGGTAATACACCAGTCTTTGCTCCACCAACCTGTTTCTTAGCTTTTCTTGATTGTTTCCTGGCAGTGTTTAAACGCTGAACATAATCTTGTTTAGTAAATACATTATCAACAAATGTAAGGAAGCTATCTACGGATTTTTTATTATTAAGATTTACATTTGCAAATCTTTTTGTAATTGCTTTGACTTTAGACTGTGAAATCTTACCAAGGTTTCTTCCAAAGCTACTTATTAAACCAGCTATGTTTTTCATAGACTTTTTATAAGCAGCTGCTGATTCTCTTGCAGCTTTAGCTTCTTTTCTTATCTGGTCTTTAAGTGCTACTCTTTCATTTACTACAACTTTTTTATCTGCAACCTTTGGTCCACCTTGACTATCACCTATTACTTTTTTAACACTTGGTCCTTTCTTAACTTTGACTCCTAAATCTTCCGTAACCTTTCTAACTAACGCATCAAACTGAACGTCATTAAGTTGAGAACGTAGTTTGGTTTGTGTTAAATATTCAGTTACTTGCTTTACAATGTAAGCAGGATTCATAGACTTTGGTCTACGACTAAGTATTTTTTTCTTTATGTCTTGTGCTATTTTTTCTACACGACTTTGGTCTGCCGTGACTTGCGGTGCTTCTTGTGCACCTATATATTCGTTGGGAGATATGCCTTGCTTCTGAGCGTCACGATTTATCGCTGAGAGGATTTTCTTATAAAGACTTGTCCCTTCTTGCTGTTGTTGAATGGCACTTTGTCTACCATCTGAAAGAATCTGCTGCCTGCTCTCCTTGCCAATAAATCTTGAGTTGATTGCTTTTTTGTCTGTGATTTCATAAGTTATATTTTTATTATCTAATAAATCTATTAACGCATCTAATTTTGCGTCCGCTTGTGGGTCACTAAAATCAAATATGTCCAGCAAAGATAGTAAATTATTTGACGTATCCAAAGTGTACTCATCAATACCTACTTCTTTTAATGCTTGAAAAGTGCCTTCACTATCAGAAACTTTAATGGTTAATTCGTTTCCGTTATGGTTTTCTGCACCATCAACAGTATATTCTGCTGCGATGGAAGACTCTTGTACTTCGGGTGCTAACGCTGCTGTAATAGCTGCGTACTGAGAAGCTTGGTCTAATGTTGCGTTTTTTAATCTTACTACGTTACTTATCTCTCTAATCTTTGTTCCTGCTTCATTTACATAGCCGCCTACAGCTTCATCAACTTCAACCTCAACTCCTAAATCATTTGCTATGTCAGTTAGGCTTTGTTTGTATTGTTGGTATTCTGGTGACTTTCTTAAACCACCTGCTTCTGTTGTAGATTCTATGGATGTCTCAAAGAAAGGAGCAACATTTACTTTTATTTCCTCTTGCGTTTGCGTCTCAATAGGCTGGTCAGCAACCTGCTCTTGGGTCTGACTCTCTGGGGTAACGACCCCTGGGGCGTCTCCTTCTCCCACTTCTGGGCTATCTGTGGTAGATTCTTGTACATCCACCTGCGTTGCGCTTGACTCCTGAATGGCATTGGCTCTTTCGTTTATTTGTTGGTCTGTTGGTTCAAGTATACCTTCAGATATAAGTTCGTCTTTAGCTTGTTCTTTAGCTTCATCATCATCTAAATCTTTTACGTTCTTAAACCTACTTACTTCTTTACCAGCTTTTTTAGCAGCTGCTACTGCTAATTTAAGCATTTCTTTTTGTTTATTATTAACCTGTTCATCAGTAGGATTTTCAATACCCTCTGCAAGTAAAGCTTGTATTGCTTCATTTCGTGATATTGATACTAATTTTTTTACGTCCTCCGATATTTGAACCTCTTCACTTAGGTCTGTTTCTGCTTCGTCTACAATAGTTTGAAGCTCTTCATCAATAGCTTTTATTCGTTCTTTATTTTCTGGACTATCAGGATTTTCCATATTGTTTTTTTCCTGTAGCAGCTCAATATATTTTTTTCTTCTTTCACCTTTTAAATTATCTGGTGTCTGTTGATTTAAATTAGCTTCTTGTCTTCTGTTCTCATACTTCTGTTCCAGAGCCGTATCATTTTCAATAACAAACTGTGAGTCGATTATCTCTTGGTCAGTCATGGAGTCAATAGCAGCTTCTACTTCTTCCTTGCTCATTAACATCTTAGTACCTTTCTTTGTTAAGTAACCATAGCTTGGCGGTTTAAAAAAGTTTTTACCTTTACCTACCATGTTCCTACCTATATCTGTTAAGCTGTTTCCACTAACAGCAGCGGGAACTGATAAAACAGAAGAAGCTTGTCCTGTTATACCTTCAAATCCAATCTCAGCTACATCCATGTCTTGTCCCGTAACTACTCTTGCAGCAGCTTCACCAGTTGAACCCCCAATAGCTTCGATACCAGCTGCTTTCAAACCAGCTCGCGCCTTCATTCCTTTTGTAATAACTCTATCTGCGGCTTTTGCAGCCTTGATACTACTACCCCCTACCTTACTGGCAAAACCTCGTGTAAACGCATCTATAGTACCTATAACAAGACCTCTTGCCATAGCTTTGTTTCTTATGGATTGCATAGCAGTAGGGTTTTCTAATATTTTTCTTACACTTTCTTTATCAAATTTTAATCCAGCTCGGTCTATTTCTTCTTTCATAAATTCTGTGAAGGCTAAACCAGTTTCAAGTGTGGCACTTGCTCCTAAAATGGCACCGTTTATACCACCACTTACTCCACCTACTAAACCTGCTATACCACTACCTACTGGTCCACCTATGGCTCCAGCTACTGCACCTGTTCCAGCTCCAACACCAGCACCTATAGCTGCACCTGCTCCAACACCTGCAATAACATCTGGGTTTACCATTGATGCAACTGATGACACAAACAACTGACCAATGACTGACGGATTTGCACCCACACCTAAAATAAATCCCATTACTCCTCCTCCATTATTTTCATAGATTCTATTGAAAGATTTCATTTCATCAGACATACCATAGTTGTCCATGTTCTTAACTGCAGCAATATATTTTTCTACATCTTCCGAAGAAGTTTCACTACCTGATATAAATAATCTTCGAGCATCATCAATCGTAGCACCTTGACCAAGACCTTGAGCTCCTGCTCTGTACATATCACCAAAAAAATCTGTAACTGTATTTTTACCCAGCATTTCTTCAAGCCAAGTATTCTTCTCACCAACATCTACGTTAGCACCAAACTTAGTACCCACTGGTTTATCGGGAAGAGCGGTATCGGGATTTATGAGGTCGTTTAAACGAGGGTCAATTCTATTTACACTTCTATCTGGTATAGCCGAAGAACCAGGACCTTGAGGCGAAGGAGTCTCTTCTGCAGGTGTTGGCGTACCCGAATCCACGGGCTGCTGAGGTCCATCTCCAGAAAAATCTTTTTTTTTTAAGGGTGTTATAAACTCCCCAAACTCTTCTTCATCTTCAAAGACACCTTCAGGCATTAATGTAAAAATATCCTCTACACCTTTGTCTTCAATAAATTCTTGCAACTCCTCTATATCACTAAAGGTTCCCTCGGGAACCAATGTAAATAAATCGTTTAATATTTTTAATTGAATCTCATTCATAACTTATTTCAAGTTGTATTCTTTTTTATAATCCGCCGCAGTCTTTCCAGGGTTATCTTTCAACCAGACCATTAAAGTAGGTCTAAATGTTTGTCCTGATTTCTTACCTCTTCTTTTATTAGCAGATTTATTAACCCAGTTCATAGCTTCCGCAACATGATTAGCTAATTGAGCCATTGAAGTTCCGCCTTTAGTTGAACCAAGATATTCATTTTTTGTCTGAAGTGTATTCATAACTTTTTCAATACTTGCTTCTTCAGGTTTTTCAATACCTCTTGCTTTAATCAGCGCAATAGCCTCCTCTCTTGTAGGTTTATATTGATATGATACTCTGGCTTTAGCTGGAGTACCGTAAACTTCAATTTGTAAATTAGTTAATCCCGCATCTGCAAAAACTTTTTTATCATTTTCACTTAGGAAATCATTAAGGGCTGTATTCAATTTATCTTGAACGGTGCTATCTAAGTTTGTTACGTCTACGATGTCTCCTAAATTAGCGTCATTTTTAAAATAATCTGCAAGAGTTTTATCCTCTCCGTTTATATCAAACACAGTTGCTGAGGTAGTTCCTGTAACAGCATCTTCTTGAGCTTCTTCAAATCCTACATTTCTATTCTCACCTCTATCACCTAACGTTACGTTATCTTTTATTCTTTGTGTAACCTCAGTAGTTGAAAGGTCATATCCTTCTTGGTCTCCAAATGGACTTAACACATCATAAAGAGAAGCTATGTCTTCTTGTAAGGTAGTTTCTCCAGCTAACGAATTATCATCATTATATCTTCTTCTCTGTATTTGTATAGGCTCTCTACCATCAAACTCTACTAATATAATATCATCTGTAATATCTACATTAGTTATAACAGGATTACCATTATCAATGTTTTGTTCGTTTCTTGCTTGTATAAGTTTGTTTAATTGTGATTCAGCAGACCCTAAATCTGTGTCTGTTAATACACGATTTAAATCATTTAGGTATCCGTTTATATTCTTATCAAGAGTATCTTTATTTATAGTAGCTGAAGAATCTTGTTGTTTCTGTTGACCACCAAGACCAGCGTTATTTTTAACTACCATGTCTAACTGAGAATTAATTGCGTTCTTAGCTAAACTTTCAGCTTGCTTCATCTGTTCATCTGATATAGTAACTTGCGGCGGACCACCATCAACTTTTGTAAAAATGGCGAGATTATTATTTTTTGCTACGTTTTCATCATCAGTAAAAAAATACCCCATACCAGAGTTCATCAAATATTCAGCAGCCTTATTTGAGTTACCAACTACACCTTTAGCTTGTTGAGCCATCCAATCATCAAAAGACATTTTATTCCCATTAGCATCAGTAAAGCCTTCACCCTCAACATCATCGAACAACTGTCTGAAATCTTCAATACTCTTCACATCTTTACCTCCTGATAAAACAGTATATGAACTCATAGTAGAAGTTACGACCTCTGCTAAATTAGCGGTTACCATATTTTTTACATCTTCACTCAAGTTAGCTGAATCTTCTTGAAACGCTATCATGTTTACCATAGATGATGGTGATTGATAAGCACCAGGATTTTTAGCTCTATCAGGTAATACAAATTTACCATTCTCTTCCTGCATTTCAACTAAAAACAATTCACCTGATGCAGGGTCTGTCCAAAGCTTTTTATTTTTTACATTACCAAAACTAAACCCTGTGCCTCTAAAATACTCTTCTAAGTTTGAAGCAGAACCGTCTTGTATTCTTTTCATTCCCTCTTGATATTTAGCATCATAATTTTTTGCATAGTTACTTAAAGATTTGTAACCATCTTTTTGCTGCTGCATAATTAACATGTAGTCTTTCGGGTCTAACAGACCACGTCTAACTAAATCCATGTTTGCTTGTAAAGTATTTTTAGAAAAGTCTGAACCATCTATAAGTAGAGTGTTCATTGAACCTGACTGAACATCAGCGATTTCACTAAGCGTCGTCATTGCCGCAGAAGTGTCATCAATAATTTTTTGTTTAGCAGCGTCTCTCTGTTGCTTGATGGTGTTTAAACCCTTTGTTAAATTCACCGCAACCTGACCCCAATTAACGGTTTCCTCTCTACCTGCGTAAAGAGAATATTTATTTGCTGCCTTCGGTTCTTGAGTATTACCTTTGTTTATTACTTCTTCAGCCATGTTATTAATATCCGTATAGTAATTTTTGTAATGAAACTAAATCAGTAACATCTCCGATTCCGTCTTGTAAGTTTTTGAATCTTGGGTCATCGCCCGTGAACAACTCTTTAGCCTTCTCTATATCAATATTACCTCCAGTTTTTAATTGTCTTACTTCCCTTGGAGTTAATTCAAGTTTTCTTAATCTATCAGCTCTTTGTTTTTGTGTTAAACCAGTTCCTCCTTCTTCTATGGTCTTACCTAAAGTTTCACTTGTACCGAAACCTGATTCTAATTTCTGTCCAGCTCTATCAGCTTTTGATGTTCCAAACAATGGAACTAATGAAGAAGCTTGTTGTACAGCTTGACTTGCTGCAGATATACCCCCTTGAATACCTTGGGCATATTGTTGATTGTAGTCTCTTGCCATTTGCGCCTGGTCTGCTGCAGCTCCAACTTCCATCTCTATTAACTGCTGATTCATTGCATCTTTAGCTTTGGCTTTCATAGCTGCGTTATCATAAAGTGCTTGTTGCATACCAGTTCTAACTGTTTCGTTAGCTTGAGCTGCCGCTTGCTGTAATCCACCTACACCTGCTGCTAAATTTCTTGCATCCCCTTGTTGTAATGCTGCTAAAGCTTGAGCAGCTACTTGTTGATTCTGTTTGTACTGATTTTCAAATGCGTCGATTGGTACGTTAAGAGTTTCATAAAAGTTTTTCTCCGCTCTTTCTTTTGCTTTTTGCATTAGTTTTTTCTGTTGGTTCATGGCTGTTCTTTGTTCACGTCTTGCTTTTGCTGCCTGTGCGAAACTTACTCCTGAACCTGCTGCTGATAGTGCTAATCCTATACCTGCTATTACTCCTGACATAATTTTAAAGCTTTATTAATTATTTTTTTTGGTAATTGTTTATAATGACTTGCATATATTTCTTTTTCTGCTTCCTCTACTGTTTTTGCATCTGTCTTGTAAACACACACCCATATAGTATCTTCATGTATATAAAATATTCTTTGAGTTCCAACCTGTGTAAACACAGTATGTGGAGCTTCAAGAGTAATAACCTTACCCTCATCATTCAAAAAAGAAACTTTACCCTGAAGTAAAAAAGACGGATGCTGTTGTTTATGTATAAACGAAACAGTCAGATGTCCCTTCGGCATAAATATTTCTCTGGTATATAAACCACCTTCCATGTGATGCTTTAATGGATAATATTCCTGCATCAATTCTTCCTGTGGTTTTCCTACCTCATGAGTTGCTGCACCTTCTAAAACAGATATTTGTTCACGAAATGCAGATATCTTATCCCATAAAATACCTTTGTTATAGTGAACAGCATTTAAAATATCTTCTGGCTTATACTCTTTAGTTACCAAAGATTCTTGCATGTTGTATACTATTTCAGACAAAGATAATAAATTTCTATGGAAAACTTTTCATCACACTGCTACCTACCGAGAACAGCTCTACAGGCGTAGTATCATTATTAGATAAAGTAAATTCCATATAATATCCTCTCATTCCGTATGACTCAGCAACAGTGTTATTAGTAAATAAAATAAAATCTCCATTCACTGGTCCAACAGGAGCTGGAGGTCCAGCTGGTATAGTTTCATTTACTGTAATGGTATTATCATTTCTATTAATTCCTGTTATTGTTCCTGCTATTACTGGAGCATTACCGCCAACTAAAGTATATATAACTGCACCAATACTAACTATGTTTCCAATAGGCTGTCCTAACGTAACAACTCTTGCTGTGTTTGGTCCAGTAGGGGGAATACTTACAGCTCCCAAACCATTTGCATAACGTAAACTAAAATTAGTTACGCCTTCTAAATGTCTTACATAGGCATACCACTCTCCTTCTTTCTGTTCGAAATGTATCTCATCTACATCTCCTTGACTTAAATCAGTAGTCAATGTAGTACAGTCCCAAGCAGCATTGCTCTCAAAGGATAAAGTTTTAAATAACTTAATTGAAAGGGTTGGCTCTGGATTAAACACACTGGTAATTGTAGAAGGGGCTTGGCTACCAGGTACATTATAATATTCGTTACGTTGATTATTAGTGTTATGTCTGAATAAATTACCTCTATTAAATGTATATAAAAAAGCATTCATTCCTATTATATATTCAGGCATGAATGTATAGAACGAAGGCCATCCATCGTTTTCTGGTTTATATGTTAGTGTATAATTTTGTAAACTCATATCTATAAAGGATTACATTGTTGTCCATCACATTCAGCCAGTGATGTTATTTGATTATTACCATCTATTTGCATCTGTTTAAACGTACCGCTTTGTGTATTTGTAACGGACGCTGCATAAGCATACCAACCAGGAGTTAAAGTTGAACCTGCTATTGTATCTCCAACACTTACACCAGCAAATGATGCGTTGTTTGTAGTTCCTCTCGGTACGCCTATCTGGAAGTTAGATGTACAGAAATTGTTACAAGTAGCAGATAGTGCGCTTATAAAGAATGTTTGAGTTGGTGGCGTACAAGTAACTGTTGTTGCGGACCCGCCAATACCTATTGTCATATAATTATTTACTCCACCTGATGTGTACAAGTAATATGTTCCTGGACTTAAAACAGTATTACCTGCGGCGTCAACATAAACAGTATCACCATTATCTGGATATACGTTGCCAGGACCTATTCCTGAACCATCATGATAAAAAGTTTGACTTGTAACAGGTGGTGTTCCTCCATCACAAATGGTACTTACTCCTGCATTTGAAGAAGAATTAAATGCTTTGAACCCACCCGTGTTTGAACATGGCTCTGAACTTACAACAACTCCGTTTCTAATTCCAAGAGCAGTAGTATTATTAATTATTATGTATCTTAAAGCAGACGTATTATTTACAGGTGTTGTACCGCTGTCATCACTATAAACAAAATTACCTATATCAGGAGTAGTGTTTGTATCTTTTGTAAATGGTGGGCTACTACCAGTTGCATTTCTTGCGAAGAAATAATCCTCTATAGGTGAAATACAATCTTTAGTGTCTTGCAAATTTGAACCTAAAAAAGATGGTAAAGCTGTAGGACATAATATTTCCCAGGCGAATACCGTACCAGTTATAGGTGCAAATATTTCTACGTTAACGCTTGTTAAATTAATATTTGTTTTTGGTACCACAAGTGTAAATACTGGAGAGCTTGGAGTTGATGTATCCGTTGCACATCCTACCATATTGTTAACTACCGTTACATTTCTGGTTCCTCCAGTTGCAACATAAGATGTGTTAACTAAATTATATTCATCTAAATTATTGTAAGTTCCGCACAAACCAGGACCATAGTCGTTTCCAACCACTGTAAAATTAGTTCCAGTAGCAGGTTGATTATTCACACCCGCATAATCAAGATTTGTGTTTCTGTTACAATCTATTAATGTAACTCCATTATGATTATCTTCACAAGTTAATTTGTTATATACAACATTGTCAAAGGTGGCTTGTATACCATCAGGCACAGAGCTATTCATTTTACAATAAATCACAACTGCCCCTACGCTATTAGCAACATTTATATCTGCACTAAAATATCCATTACCAGAAAAACTTGCACTAATACCAGAACCACAATCGGCACCGCAAGATGTGCAGGCTTGTGCGTTTAATAACACACCATTTAATTGTTGTCTTACTATACCGTTTTGAGCATAGAACCCATCGGCTGAGACTACTGTTAATGCTTGGTCATCAAACACAGTTGTTGCGTTTGAAAAATTCAATCCATCAAAATAATATACTTGATACGTTACTGCCATATTAACAACTTGCTTTTTCTATTACCATTCCTAAATTATTGACTCTAATATACTCATTTCCTGTTATCTTATAATAACCTGCTGGCAGATTATTTATACCTTGCCCTGGTGCATTACCAGCACACTGTGGGTCACTATATACTAAATCATACAACGCTAACCCTCCTGTACCTGCATAATAAAAAGTCTGACTCAATGGTTGATTACAAGCAACTTGTGATGACAACTGTACCGTGCTTGATTGAAATGAGTTACAAGGTATTACACAATCACAGCAAGCCTCTTGAGCTGATGTATCTGAATAACATAAGTTTTGTGCTGCTGTAAATCTAAAATCGTAAATTAAATATAAGTACTGTTGATTTGTAGGTAATGTAAATGCAGGGTTAGTTGAAGGAGTTACAGTAGCTTCTCTAATATTAGTTCCAGTAGGATTAGAAACAAAACTATTTGGTATGGTTGAAGCTAATCCTAATAAAGTACTAACATCAGAAACTGTGTTAGCAAACAGAGTGTTGGTTGATAAAAATTTAAAATTATCATTTGGAAATTTAAAATCATAATTATCAGTAGCCAATTTATTTATCCTCATGTTTAAACTTGCTCCATCATAAGGATAAACACCTACAGAACGCACACCTGTTTGACTTTGGAAATAACTGAAAACCTGTGGGTTAGAACCTAAAGTAACCTGGTCAGTATCTATGGGGCTAATAGTTTGGCTATCAGACCAACCATACTCTACATGAATTAAATCACCACTATCTATATTAGAATTTATAACACACTTAAATACCGTTATATTTATAGGGTCAATACATTTAGGCTGTACAGTCCAGCTTGCACTTCCACCGCTTGGAGTTACAGTAACTATAGCTGTGGTAGGTGTGTTAGTGGTTTTGTTTATTGTTATAGTTCCACTTGTGTCTGTTTCAACTCCAGAGGTAACAGTATTACTATTCCAATTTATTTCAAAAGTAGCAGAACCAACTACAGTATAGTCAACTTCTATTGCTCCTATTATAGTTCCAAATTCTATAGTATAAGTTTCTACGGAAGCAGAATTAGCTTGAAACTCAGAGTTACATTCGTATACAACAACTGGTACAGGAACTTCCTTGTCATTAGTAGACAGGACAAACTCATCCATGTAAGGGTCGTACCCTCCTAATTTTTGTGTTCCCAAGGCTAATTGAAAGTTATCTCTAAACCATGAACGCATACCTTTATCAGAGATTACTTCTAATTGGTCGTTTTGGCTGTTGCCTACTAATCTAATTACAGCAACTCGTTTTACATCAGTAAAATAATAACTGTCACCATAAACTGCAAAGCTCTCTGGATTGAAACTTATACCGTATTCTTCTGTTCTTGCAATCTGTGTACCCAATATAGTAGGCGAAGAAACTATGGCTCCCCCTCCTGTGGCATCACTAATTAAATTTTTAGAAGCTAAGACATAACTTATTTTATCTTCTTGTAGTGTAAGTATATCTGTCTCCCTGGCGTATAATTTTTGTATTGGACCAAAGCTTGTTTCTAATTCTTTAAAGTTAGCCAATCCCAAATTAAATTCGTTAAGATTGTTAACTCCCGCATTGCTACTAAAGACACCACTATATGTTAAATCAGCAAACCTATGAGCTTCCTTAAAATCTTGTTCTGATACAGATAAAAATCTTTGACCCATAGCTAAAGCTCTTCCCGCTAAATCATCTTTTATTTTAAAACTTTCTACACCATTACCAAAAGTAAAACAATCTATAAACGGTAATGTCACTATTGCTGGCTGTGATGTTGTTTGATTCTGGTCTCCATCTCCGTTAGGAGCTTGATGTAAAAAGTTACCAGTAACCGTGTCTCTAATTACAGGATATGAATCCGAAGCGTCAAAGAATATATCTGGGCTTGAATCTACTGGTTCGGTTTCAAACACTATCATTGAGTTTGCTCTTGTAACAACAATCTCACATCTTACATTAACGTTTCTTCTTCTGGAAAAAGGTTGAAAGCCTGAACATCCTTGCTTTTTAGTTTTAACAACTAAACCGAGTTTTGATGCTGGGTCTCCCACAACATCTTGTACAAATTGAAAAAATATAGTGTTATTACTCATATTTGCACCGCTGTTATCTGTACAAGTAACACCTGGAACTCCAACAGAAAAACTACCTACTGCTGATTTATTTACTACATCTATAGTCCCAGAGGATTGTATTTCTCCAGGGGATGCGTTAGCAGGATTGACTTGGTCTCCTATCCACCATCTTCTAAAGTCTGGATAATCAGCTGATGAAAATAAAGTTTGCCTCCATTTCCATTCATATCCTTCACATCTACTCCCTCTTTCATTTCGATTAATCCTTATATTTATATCAATCGCTGAACCAGCAGGTATTGAATAATTTTCTGTTACACCTCCACTATCGGTTGTAAATAAAGGATAACGTATACCATGTTTACACGTACCATCATTACCAGTACCTGTTGTTTTCTCTTCGCCAGCATCAATAACTGCATCATCTGGTATGTTAACACTAAAGCCTGAAGGTTTTATTTCCATATACAAACCAGGTAATTGAAAAGTATTAGCACCCAATCCTTGGTCATCATCTAAAAAGTTTCTTGCTTGAGCTTCAACATTTAGAACTTTTGCTTTTACAACCTCTGTTATAGGTCCACCTACGTCTGTTTTTACAATTAACGTATCTCCTGTTTTAACTTTGTTTTGATTGTCACCTTCTAATTTAAAATAAGTAACTTGTGAGGTTTGCACAGTATAATAAAAATTAGAAAATATTGTTTCATAATTTCCTTTACTTGGTTTCACCACAAACTTATACCTTTGCGCCCATGATGGTGCAAAATTCTGTACAGTCGCTTTTATGCTATTAAGAGTTATACTGTTAGCTGTAGGTATACTTATGGTATTAAAGTTTGAGGTCAGTACTGTCGAAGCTCTTCCATATTCATCCAAATAAACAATACCAGTAGCAAAGTCTCTATTGCTATGTAATGAACCTGTAAATGACGCTGAGCTAAAAGCTACATCTGCAGAAACGATTCTAAAATATTCATACAAATCAGTAGGATTTGGATTTGGTGCGCCAGCTGCGCTATTGAACTTCATTGCTATGGTCTGTAAACCTATTACATTACTACCAGGAGTAGCTGTAATTCTAAACCCTTGTTGGTCAGTGGAGCTATCTATTCCACTAATTACTTTTGTAAAGGTACAAGTAATAGAAGGTATAGCTAAATCATTATTGAACTTATCAGTTAGAGAACCTCCCTGACTGGCGTTGGCCATCGGTTGAAAATTAACACCCAGCTGTGTTCCTATTCCGTTTCTAAAATCAGCACTTTGAGAAAAGTCATAAACGTTTGCATAATCTTGCTGTAGAGTAATACTTACATCAAAATTAATTACGCCTTGACTAAAATTTATATTGTCTTGAAAACATTGTTCTCCTGTAGTTCCGCTTAAATTAGAATGCTCTAATAATATACTTATATTTAAAACTGAATTCTTTTTTAATTTTGTTGCTATTTGAGTTAAATCTATTTGAGCAACGGCATTAGAAGCCGCGACTGTTTGATTTGGGTCAATAGTATAATTATCTCCATTAGCTATAGTTGCAGTATCTAACTCTTCAAAATCAACATTTTTTGTTACCAGCTCTGTACTATAATTGATAGCTATTTGCTGGTTGTTTTCATTCGTTATATTAAAACCATCAACGTAGTTGCCATAAATTAATCTATTGCCCATTATAGTTAAAGCTCTTGCTTTTATCGGGACGTTATCGTATAGTCTTCCTAACTCATCACTACCTAATACTGAATATATTTTACTATTGTTAAACTGAAAAGTATGTATTGAATTATCAGCCCAACCTTGTTCTAACTTATTAAATCTTTCGATAACAAATATATTATTCGTGCCAGAATCTTTAAACAATAAATCTACCTCTTTAACTCTTTCACTCCCTGTACTAAAGGATATATCCACAGCATTAAACCTGTTTGTCATTCCTTCATTGTTGTAATTTTTCACACTAAATTTAAAAGCATTTGTAGAAAAAGCAGGATTTGAAAATAATGATGTAGCACTATATTCGTTGTTTTCATATCTATATCTGTAAGCAAAAGATAAAAATCTATCCTCTATATAGTTTTCTGAACCTGGCAAGTTTAAACCAACAAACGTTGGAGCTGGTAAAGGTATGTCAGCAGTTGGAGTTACTCCTGGTTCGAACTCATAACCAGGTGGTTTTACTATCACATTTATATCTTCATCTACTATTTGGTCTACATTACCGATAGGAAAATCATAACTGTGAGTTATGTTTATTTTTCTTGGTGGATTTAAATTATCTGAAAAGAAAAGTAGGTCTTCAATTTTTTCCACCGCAGTCATTAAAAATTGTGGGTCAAAATTTAATACGTTAAAAGTGATTACGTGATATCTAAGCGTATTTGCATTTGTATTATATGACAAAATTAAATCAAGCTTTCTGAGTTTTCCCCCATCGTTATACTCTGGGTCATGAACAAACCAATAAAGTGTTTCGTTAGCACTGTCTTGATATGCCCCGATACAGGTAGCCTTACTGGATAACTCTACACCACGAAACGATAAAGTAGTCAATCTTGTATTACCTCTACTGTTTTCTACTGCTCCAACCTCAGTGGTTTCAGTAGAACCCAACCTTACATTTACGGCATCGACATATTCGCCAGGTGGAAGAAGTCTTTCATCCACAGACTTATTCATACGTCCTTTAATAAAATTTGTGGTTACTATTGGCATACTACTTTATCCATTTATCCTGACCTCTTAAATTCATTAAGAGTCGACCAGGGTGTATATTACTTAATCTTATTTTTGCATTACGAAGTAAAGAAGACTTATCTTTTTGAGCTCTTCTTACTACATATTCTTGCACTCCTAATCTACTATTCAAAATGGAATATTTAATATATGCGTATATATATTCTTCAAATAATTTGTTTACACTAATTTTAGAATCATCTCCACCTTCCATACCGTCTGACACATACTCTAATACCACAGAAGCTGTATCTCCTAATGAGCTAAAATTAATTACTCCTGCTTTTTTATCAATAGTAAATGTAGGATTTACATTTGCTGTTTCCGTGTTTAAACCAAATCGTGCCCCAACTGAGTAATCAAAATACCAACAGCCATCAACACAAGTTCCTTCACAATTATGAAACATGCTATTACTGTTTAAATATATCCCCACTCTACCCCTGCTTAAATCAACTTCAGAATCTTGAGGGCTCAAAGCATTTCCATCTTGGTCAAATAATATTCTACTATTATTATCTTGTAAATATGCAGAGCTCCAATTAGTTTGTATATTTTCGCTCATAGGATATAACACACCATTTCTAAATTGAGATATTCTAACCCAATTTACATAGTCAGATGGTAAAATAAATCTGGAAGAGCTATCCACATCTAACTGTAATATTTTTATTTCTTTCATGGCGTCATAGTTCAACTCTTGAATACCACGCTTAGCATGAAATAATATTTGAAACCTATTAATGTTGTTTACTAATTCATGATTTCCTTGATACATCAACATAAAATTATTTACTATGTCTTGTAAAGACACATATTGATAAGACCCCCAATTAGCATCATCAGGAGCGTTACCATTGTTTGTGTAATATTGATATTGATTTATATATGTCATCTTAGCTTGTTTCTTGTGTATCTGTTAATTCTTCTGTTTGCCCAAATTTGTATACCGAATCTTCTCTAATTTCTATACCTATGTATTGACAAATTTTTGCAACTAAATTTGGTTCGTCAGATGCTGGCAATTCAAAGTTTTGAAAATCAGCAGCAGCTGGATTAAATATAGGGTCTTGACCAGATGTATTTAAAAAGGTCCAATTCGGAGCTAATGGATATCTAATGTATTGTGCTTGAATAGCACCACCTTGTGTAATTGTATTGGGATAAACAGTTATAGTGTTTCCTAAAACACCAGGTGTTGTATTTGAACTTGCTCCTCCTAAAACATACGCAGGATACTGCGATGTAGGATAAGTAAGATTAGAACTTGTTAAATAAAATATTTTATTTTGATTAACTCTTTCGACTTCTGTAATATTGTACTGGTCATAAATATTATATGTTTCCGCGTTTGCCATTATATCAGAACTTATTGTTAAGGTTGTATCACTAACAATAGCTGTGATATATGCAGAAGTATTATCCGTGGTATTAGTTATTATATCTCCTACTGATACTGAAGTTGTAAAAGTTTGAGTTGCATCAATTAACTGATTTACATTTGCTGCAGTTGTCGTGCCACTAACTCTTAATGTTGGATAATAAAATATTTTATTTATTAAATAATAGTCTGCAGGTAAATTATATTGATTGTTAAGGTCAGCAGCTGGTTGAGCTAAATAAGCTGTAGTTGAAAAAGTATCTATTACCTCTTCTAAGTTTTTTATAATATCAGCATATCCTGTTCCAGATGTTCTTGCGTTTTCTCTATTTATCCAATTATTATATTGATAGAAATAGTCCTCAAACAAATCCATTTGAGCCTGTAAGCAGTATAAATTAAAATCTTGTGGAGATATGTATCCGTAATTATTTTTATTAGCAATAGCCAATACTGTATTTCTAACTGAGTTAATCATCCGTAAATCTTTTTACAAATATAAGCAAAAAAAAAAGAGGCCTAAATGTTTAAGCCCCTTTCATAACTAATGTTTAGTGATTACTATGCAGCCCACACATCTTCTATTTGAGCAATAGCTGTAACAGCATACTTAGGCTCAAGTACATAGATAGGTTTTGTCCACGCAGTAGATAGTGCATCTTCCATAGCATCAACGATACTATTTAATTGCTCTTTAGTTTTAGCTGCATCACTTGCTGTAGTAGCAGTAATTTTTACACCTAACACCTCAGAAGCACCTGTTGCACCGTGCCCTCTCACATTGTAAAGAATCTTTACTTCTGTATCGGCACCAACTTCAACACCTAATACACTTTGAATAGGAATTAAATGCGAAGCATCACTTAAACTGATTTTTAAATATTTCATCATAGTTAAAAAATTTAAGGGTTAAACAATACCACAAAGATACGAAACCTTATTTATCTTTTTTTAGCTTTTTGGATAACAACTTGTAAGTTTCAATACCGTCATCACCTTGGAAGAAAGAAGCCACTATGTAATAATGGTCTTCACCAAACGGCACTGATAATAATTTGTTTTTGTTTTTAGGAAGATTAAAGAATACATCTTTACCATTGTTTCTTAAAACTAACCACGTATTATTAAAAAACTGTACAGTTTCACTATATAAATTTAACATAGGGTCATTCACAGTTTCCATAAAATCTTGTGGTGAATCTTTTGCATACAACAGGATATCTCTTTTTAATTCAGAGGTAGTTAACCTATCAGCTGCCGCTCCCATTAATACTCTACAAACTGTAATAAGCTCATCGCCTTTTAAATTTTTTGCAAGTATCTGTGCTTCCAATCCCATTTCAACAAATGCTAATTGTTCAGCCGCATCTTTTTCATTGTTAATCTCTTCGAATACTCTACCATTTGATGGATGGTAATATAAAAACTTTTGAAGTGATTGATTGCTTCTTGGAACTGACAACATACCATCCTCAAACATTACTGGTTCTAAAACTGCATTTCCATCTTGCTCATCTTCAAATGGAGACTTCTGGTTTCGTGCATATCTAAGGGGCCTATTAACTCCTTTTTCTTCATCAAACCATAATAAAGGGGACCTGTTAGTGTGTCTTGAAGCTAACATATAAGTTAGCGGTATTTGCTTTAAGAGTAATCTATAAGCTTTATCGGAATATTTATCTTTTACTTTTTTCATTTTATTTAAATTTAATTTGATTAATAAAAAATATCAGGGGAGGAGTATACCTCCCCTAATATTAATAATTACTTCTTATTAGTTTTGGAATAAGAAGAAGTTGTTTGCACCTAATACACAAACTGCTCTTTCAGATAAGAAGTTAACTTCCATAGCATCTAAAGAAGATGTTCTCGCACCACCAGCTGAACCAGTAATCCAAGTTTTATATCTTCTGTCTTCAGCTTCTGAAGCTCTATATCTTACATGTAAGAATGGTCTCTTAGCGTTTTTACCAAGTATTTGGTCATAAACTGAAGTAGAACCAGCTGGAACTAATAGTCCATTGATACCACCTGCTACTAATCCACCTCTCATTGTTGGGTCGTTTAGGTATTTCCAGTCAGACTTATAAAAGTCATAACCTCTTCTAAATCCAGAGAAACCAAGATTTAGTGCCATCTCTTCGTCATTATCAAATAGACCATAAGATGTTCCACCACCTCCGTAAGAGTTTTGTGTGGATAACATATCGTCAATATCAAACGAGAAGTTTCTATTTAAGAAAATTACGTTTTCTTCGATTGCACCTTGCTTGTCTAATCTTTGAATAATGCTGTCGAAGTCTGCTAATGTTGTTGGGTTACCACCACCATAAACATTACCTCTTGCACCTACTTCAAAGAATACACCTTTAGAACCACTTAGTCCAGCAACTGAACCACCACCACCTGGAGTTAATCCCTGTAGGACATCTCCAGCACCAGAACCTGCTTCTGCTGGTACTGCTTCAACTAATGCTGTTTCCATGTAGTCTTCAAATCTTAGTCTTGTATCGTGCTCAGACTTTAGATACCATAAGTATCCACTTACTCCGTCTTCACCACTTACTTCAACCCAGCCAATCTGCGCCATATCAGAACCTGATACAGAGTATTTATCTTTTAAGATAATTGGCTTGTTGTCAAAGAAGAAGCTATCTGCTTCTAATGAACCAGACATTCCTTCAGTTCCTTTTGCGAACTCAGAACCATAAATGAAAACATCACACGCTACTCCCGCTGCCATAGCCTGTCCAGCTGCTTCATAATAAGCTACTGTAAATTGGTTAGGGTTTGCGTCAGTTGGTCCAGCTGTTACAATCGCTTTGTTTTGTAACGTAGAACCTGGAGTGTTGTCTGAAATCATTACAGTTTGACCTACTCTAATAACATTCTTAGCATCTCTCGCTGTGTTAGGGTTAGCTAACGCAGGATTAAAGTTAGTAATGTTATTTGGAATTGTCCAAACTGCTCCAGCGTCTGTACCTGCTGCTGCTCCAGAAGTACACGCTTTGTATTTGATATGCAATCTTCCTTGCTCAGACCATTTAATAAGGTCAGAGTTAGAAGGCATTTCTGCTCCTACCATACGTAGGAATGAACTAATGCTTCTATTACCATATCTTTCAAATTCTTTCTCGTAAGTATCTGGTAGATACTGATTCAAGAAATCAAAATCTTTGATATAATTCGTTTCAACAGGAACCTGTTGAGCCGAAGGTTGTAAATCGAAGCCTGGGCTAATATTTACTGCCATAACTTTATAATTTTAATTTGTTAAACTTTTTTAATACTTCTAATTTTGAGACCTCTACCACTCGAAGTATCTCCTACAGCTTTTATTTTTAAACTATTTTTCGTGCTAAGTTGCGGGGCTCTACGAACATCCATATTGATATTCTTAGATTTTCTTGCTACATCATCTACTGTTGCAGCAACACCCTGCTCATAAAAGAACTTTGCAAACTTTTCAGGATTCATGGCTATTGACATAGCTCTGTGATATCCTGCTGCGTCTTTCATAAGTCCATTCTCATCATTATATTTTGAGATGAAATTATTAAAATCCATTTGCTTGTTCTTTAATTCTTCAGCAGTCCCTGGTTTATAGAGAATTGATTTGTCGTCGCTAACGTTAAACTCAAAACCTTTGAATTCTTCGCCAAACACTTTGTTTGTACGCTCCTCAAAATTTTTTCTCATAAGCTGGAAGCTTTCCTTCTGAGAGTTAGATTCCTCTAACATTGTCTTGTAAGCATTAAGATTGTTTTCTTGTTCATCAGATAATCCACCCCCACTTGACTCAAGGGGAACTTTATACTTATCTTTCTGTTCTTTAAAAAACTTTCTTGCTTTTGCAAGCTCTCTCTTTTTAGCTAACTTTTTCTTCTTAATATCTTTTTCGTCATCTTCTTCACTATCGTATCCGAATCTGTCGTCCATGATATCTTGAATATCTATAGCGTCAAGACCTTCTTCTTGAACACCAAGATAATCAGCTAAAACCGAATCTTCATCCATGTCATCGTAGTTCTTTTGTAATTTATAAAAGTCCTCGATTCCACGGCCTGTTTCTTTCTTATAATCAAAATACAATTTAACATCTTCAGGTAAATCTGGATTTGATTCTTTAGTTTCAAATAATTCTTCAACTGAGTTGATGTCTTTGTTGTACCTCTCTTTAATAAAATTAAGAACATGTTCGTCATTTAACTCTGACGAGGGAGTTTTTTCTTCTACAGCTGGAGTTTCCTCAGCTGGTTTCTCCTTCTCTTCTGCTTTTGGTTCAACCTTTTCAGGTTTTTCCTCCGCTTGAGTTTCTTGTTGTTGAGCTTCGTGTTTTTTTAACAACTGCTCTTCTATTTCGGCTTTTGATTTTTGAGTGTTACCGTCCACTGCTTTTACTTTTATTTCCATTAGATTAAATTTTTAACAAAATTAAACAATATTTATTTACCAATTTTAGGCGTTATTTAGGTGATTATATAAATCTTGTCCTAATTTTTCACCTATGTCTTTATCAGATTTATAATGTACCCTGGCAACAATTCTGCTTTTAGAAACATTTTCTGCAACCTGTGTAAACTCTTTTTTCATTTCAGGAAACATGTCAGATAAAACTAAAGCTATTAATTTACTTTGAGCAGAATGTCCAGAAGGAAATGCAGGAGTTTGAGCACTATCCATCTTATGATATTTTAAATCTATGCCAAAGTTTTTAGCTAATACGTTTGGTCTTTTCCTGTCGTGATAATTTTTTATACGCATTATTATAGGTTTGGATTTACCTATTAAATCCATAACTAACTCAGAAGGATATTCTCTTTTTCTATTTACAAAAAGACGTTTAAACGACTCATGTATATCGTCATACTTGTTAGCAAATGGTATATCTAATTTTTGAGTTTGTAATGATTTTATTTCATTAAGAGTTTTCAAACTAATATCTGAAGGATATTTTATTGACTTATATTTTTTGATATTGAAACCACTAAACATAGAAGGAATACTATCCATAGAAAATTATTTAGGTCCAAACTCTGCTAAATCAAAACCATCTAAAGTGTCTTCGTTTGATTCAAACTTTACTGCTGGTAAGTTTCTTTTTCTTTGTTCAATAAGTTTGGATTGCTGTGTGTTAGCTTGACTAATCCTATCTGATTTTCCTCTTTCTTTTGCTGCTTCTCTTTTGTCTATTTGAGATTGTTCAATGCCTTTCAACTGCATGTTATAGGCAAATTCAGTTTCCATAAGTTGCGATTTTAACATAGCTTCGTTTTTCATTTTTTCTATTTCCATAGCAATCTCAGCTTGTTTTATTTGCATCTTAGATTGAGTTTCTGCAGCTATTCTTTGTTGTTCGGTTTGTGCAGCCATCATTGCTGCTTGTTGTTGCATTTGCGCTTGAGCAGCTTGTTGCATCTGTGCTTGCTGCTGTTCCATAGCAGCCTTTCTTTTTCTTTTAGTTTTTAAAAGTTGATTAGCCATTTTGAGATTATGAATCTCTCTAATATCTAACGCATCTTCTAAATTGATATCATTTTTAGATAAAGCCATTTGTATGTTTGCTTCAAGCATCGCTCTTTCCTCTTCATCTGGTGCTAACTCTAAAAATATACCGAAACTATACAGATATAAATTCTTAATATCTTCAAGTAAGTTTAAATTATATTTACCTATTTGCATAGCAAACTGGTCTTTGAAATCTGAATATTCTAAAACATCAGCTGTTCTTAATACTATACCCTCTGCTAATCTTCTGGTAATATACAAGCTCGCATTTAATATGTGCCTTGTAGCTGTATTAGAATTTAGAGCTGCTAATTTCTGTACACCAACCAAGGCATCTGGATTTGGTGTAGAACCATCGCGCGCTTCATTAAGACCTGTAACTGTTCTAATCATATCAAGATAATGATTATAGTTTTGAATTAACATTTGCATTTTAGCACCACCACTATTAGATGTTAATTGTGTTATAGGAATTTTGGCATTATTAAATTCACCATCTTGAGTAAAACTTCTACCCACTACACTACCTGTTTGGAAATAAAGCCTCAGAGCGTCTTCAGGATTGTAAGCATTACCAGTACCCAAATCAACTTCATTAAGCCCGTCAGCGTCTATAAAAACACCGTCAGGAACCATTCTGGATATTACCTGCTGCAGCTTCAAATGTGTTACTTGAATTAAATCTGCAAAAGGTATCATTCTTCTTACCAAAGATTCATACATACCTTTATATAATCTTGGTGCACAAGCTACATAATTTGGTAAAGCATTTTGACTTGCAGCTTTTGGTCTTACCATATTTTCTGCAAGCTCCCATTTTAAAAGAATGTTTGTACCCATCACCATTATACCATCATACCAAACTTCTATCTTTTTTTCAACTCTCTCGAATTTACCTTCAACCATCATTTCTTCTGGTGGATTGAAGCTTTCATCTTTTTGTACTACTTTAAAAGTGCCATCAGGCATTTCTTTTCTTTTGTAAACGAAAGTATGTGTGGTTTTATAATTAAAATATAGTAATGTACAAGTGTCTCTATAAAACAAAGAGTTTTCATAATACTGTGCATTGTTATAATAATTATACCATGACTGACTATACTTTGCAATTTCCTGCATATCTTCATTTGTAATATCAGGATTTATTTTTACAAGTTCAGCCATAGGTATAGTTTTCAATTCACCCCAATAAAAACAATCTTTGAAATAAGGGTCTTCAGTATAACTATAAACTACATTAGCTGGGTCAACATAATTAATTTCTATACCTTGACCAGGCAAAAACTGATGTTTAGTCATACCCACACCAATAGTCATAATATCATAATCAACTCTTTTACGAATATCTTGATAATGATTTTGATTTAATACTGTATCTATAGCCTCTTCAGCTGCAATCTCCACAGCAGGTTTATATTTCATTTGCATGAACAATTCCAGCTCTTCATCGTTTTCTGGTAAATCATCCTCAGCGGTTTGAAATACATTGAGCTCAAAGTCCTCTTCTATTTGTTGAAATAAAGGACGAGCAATCATTTCACCTTCTACTTTCTTTTGAAACGCATCTCTTTTTTCAGCAGACATTGCGTCTTCCGCAAAAGCGTTTACTTTAAATAGTCTATCATTTAAACCATTTACAACTATGTCTACAAATTTTGGAATTATTGGAACTGGTGTCCAATCTAAATTAAGGTAAGATAAATCACCATCAATGGCAATCTCATTTTTATACTTTTGTACAGACTGCTCACCCCTTGCGTATAATCGTAATCTATTGAATTCAGCCCACTGATTTAAATACCTACAGGAGCCATTATCTTTTCTAAACCACTCGTATTGAATTGCCTGCCCAACTTGCAGTCCATACTCAGCAGTATCTTTTTGAGCATCAGTGGCAAATTCATCTGGGAATGCAGCTGCTTTTAAGTTAATTTCTACTTGTTTCATTTATTAATAATTCGACTAACTTTTTCGCTGTTGTTATATCTTGCAAAGTTAATGCTAATTTTTGTCTTTTCTTTAGTCGGTGTATATAAGTGTTTTTGGTTAGCCATTATAGCTAAACCAGAACTTATAGAAGCGTCAAACTTAGTTCTATTACTAATATCAAACTTAGCCCAATCTTCAAGTGTTCGTTGAAAATACATACTACCCATATCACCTTCTGTCCTATACACGCCATCCAAATCAATTCCTATATTCTTTTCAATATATGATTCAATAGCAGATGCGTGTGATTGTTTTACATCCTCTGACGTGTTTGGTATACCCCCTAACTCTCTTTCAGTTTTAGAAAGTTTATTAAACGTTTTGTCAGGTCTGTTTAAACAAAACCCTCGATATCCTCTATTTTTAAAATGATATAACAATCGAGGTTTATTATTTTCACATAATATAGGCATGCCATAAAAAACACATGCCATCAATACTTCCTCAAAAAATATTTCAGCTGTTTGTGGTCTTGCTATGTATTCCAAAAAAAAATGACTACTTGGAATTTCTTCCATACTAAACTTAGTTAAACCGTGTAAAGAGCCATTAGAACCTTTACCTACTACAACACCTGATATATCATAAGAGTCGCAACCAAATGAGCCTAAATGTTCATTGCCAGGAAAGAACCTATTATTCTTTCTAATAACGTTGTTTTGAAGAGAGCGTTTAGGAATGTAAGTTACAAAAAATCTTCCTCTTTTATTTGGAGTCCACACAACATTGGTATCTTTAATTCCATTTTCCCAACTAAAAGAACCTTGAGTTATAAAATGTTCTTTAATTATACTATCATTGTAATCAATCTGTTGATAAATTTTAGTTAGATTAAATATTGATTGTTTACTTTCATCTCTGAAAGCATGTGACTCTGAGCGAGGAAATTGCCTGTAGTATTCATTAAGTGCATCTGGGTCATTTTTCAAAGATATTACTTCGTTTTCCCAATAATTAACTGCACCTTGGTATATAGCTTCATCATCTATGCCTACTACCTCTTGACTCGGTGTGTTGAGAACAGGCATTCCATATCTATCTATAAAACCTTCCATGTTCCACTCCATAGGTACAAATAAAGAATACAACCCGCTTTTTGTCTGTCCATTTGCATTTCTTTTAGTACAATCAGAATCATTATATAAGCTTTTAAAATTTCTTCCTCCTTTATCTAAAGCATTTGATGTTGAGCCCATCATACATTTACCAATAATTTTACTACCTAATCTTAAACAAGTTTTTGTAACCCTCCAGTTATTTAATATGTTTTCAGGTTTTTCCCATTTACCACTTTCATCATGTATTAATAGTTGTAACTTCTCACCATCATAACTATTATCAGAAGTATTCTTCCAATCTATAGTAGTATCCAGACCTTCTAAAACTTCTTCTTCAATATTAAACATATTTTTCTTTGTAATTTTTGAAGCTGGCACTCTATAAGCTAATTCAGTTTTTGGCTTATCCATACCATCTTGTATTGGTTTAAAAAAGAATGGATAATTGTTTGATATAGGAACTATTTTATCTGTAAACATTTTTTTTGCATCTGCTCCAGTTTTTGATAAAATTCCTATTCTGGCATTTTTAGTTATAGTGCCCGTATTTACACCTTCACAAGAACTCATAAATGAAAAACCAGAACGCCTAATTTTTAAATAACACATTCCGAAACTTCTATTGTCAGCTTTACATGCTTCCCAAAATAAATAAAATATTCTATTAGCTTCTCTATAATCAGGATGTCCAACATCAATTTTAGTCCACTGTAAATACATATAATGAGTGCCAGTGATATATGTAGGTTTACCATTATTCATAAACCAAAATCCTTCTTCTCTTCTATTAAATTCTTCTTCAATGTAATCAACCCATTGATTTTTAAATGATGAGGGTGCTTCGTGCCATTGAAATATAGATGATATTCTTTTTAAAACAGCAGGTATTTCTGAAACCTGCCAATATTGCTCCTCCTTTTTGTCAGACCGTTTAAACACTTTCTTGGGCGTAGCAGGTAAAGCTATTCTTAAACCTGAAACATGTATAATATCTCCAATAGTTCCGTTCTTAGATATTATAATAACATCATACTTATCATTATAACCATACCTCCAAGTTCTTGCTTTGTTTTTGCGAGACAATATGTTAGCAGGAATTAATCCTTTACATAAATTAGAAATATTATTTTGATTTACGTTCTGCAAAGCCTTTTGGTAAATTATTAGTTTTTATTTCTTTTCCCTCCAACTTATCTCTTTCTTCATCTATTCGTTTAAGTATTTCAAAAGCATCAAATATAGCAAGCTTTTTTGTTGCGGCAGCATTTTTAAGTCTATCTGCTGCTAACTCATCATCTGGGTCTGGCTTTATAATTTTTTCTTTTGCAACATCGATTAATTCTTTAACAGCTTTTTCTCCAGCTTGTATAATCTGTAATTTAATTGCTTTCGTGTCCATCTTTTAAAGTTATATTATTAGTATACATTCTGTATAGTTTTTCGTCGTCTATTTTAAATTCATACTCACTGTTAGGTTGAAATGATATTTTATCACCAGGCAATATGTTTAAACGTTCTAATTGTTTATTGCCGTATTTTAATATGCCCCAAAGTGGTTCTTCATTTTCAGCTACATCTATGTATTTTTTTTTGATAGGTATAGGTTTTACAAAACAATACTTGTCATGACTATACCACTTACCATTTTGTTTATACATATAAAATTGATAATCATCAACTAAAAACAAATCATCTATAATCCAACTTCTACCACTTTTTTGTCTTCCATAAATATCGTTATAATATTTAAAAACATTATGGTGAACAACAAGAGTATCACCTTTTTTAATTTTTCCTTTGTAATTAATTGGAATATTTACTACAGTAGCAAAGCGTGTAGAAACAGTATGGTCTTCTTCAGATGTACTAATAAAAAACTTTTTTTCACCATAATATTTTATATTATCATAACGCCTATCGTTGTAGGGTTTTACAATAAAACAAAAAGGTGATTGCATTAAAAATTAATATTATATTCCAAAGAAATAGGAAGGGTGTTTTTAAATTCTTTCCAAAGTAAAATTTCTTTTTTTTGAATAATCCAAATTTTATAGGAATCTAATTCGTGGTCGTGCTGTATTAAATGAATTTGGTAGTTACCGCCTAAAACGTCCTGCCCTACTATGTAGTGCATTGCTCCAGACTTATAGTCTGCACCTATAGAAATCTTACGTATGTCCATTTAATTAAAATGATGTGCCCACATTCAAGACACGGTAGAATATATTAAAATACATTGTACCATTACCTTGCGTTGGATTTGCAGCTGTTTCTAAAGTAACAGCAGTATTTTGTTCAATTACTTTTGTAGTTGCACCTGTTTCTATTTTACTAACTAAATCTGTAGCAAAATTAGCTGATTGTGCAGTTAATGTTCCAAAAGTTGTCGCACCAATCTTTACTTCTAAATTATTACCAAAATCAAATTGTGTTGTGCCTGCGTCTAAATACTGAGATATACTTATTATATCAATTACTTTGTTTGCTCCAGGAGCAGCTATCAGTGTTATTGAAGTGTTTCCTAAAGTTAATAATGAACCAGTATTTACAGTTACTTGAGCAACAAGGGTGTCTATCCCAAAAAGATTTTGTATCTGTGCAATAGTTGCAGTTTTAGTTTTTAACTCATTTTCTGCATCTGTCAGCACTAAATAATCTTCCGAATCTAAATTAGATATTGAGGGATATGCCGCTGTGTTACTTATCTTTGCCATCTGGTGTTTCTTTTTCTGGTTCTTTTACATCTCCAGTCCTTAAATCAATTACTGCGTTCTCGCCATAAGATTTTATAAGTTCTTTTTCTAACTCTCCAAATTGATTTTGAACTAAGTCTAAATTAGGAACTTTTTTTACTAATGCTACAAAAGCATCTGCTATCTCAATCTTAGTTTGTAAAAACTGTTGATTTAATTCTTGAACTTTTTTTAATTCTTCGTCTTTTAATTTTGCCATTACATTTTATTTAATTATTATACATTCACAAATATAGTAAATTTTAACTTACTGTTATATCTACATTATTTGTAAGTCCTGCGGTTACATTCATTTGAATATATTCTATTCTAATATACCAATCCATTGTTGCATTGTTTATATTTCCATTAGTTCTAAATCTTAATGGCTTGTTGTCAAGCTTCCATCTAACATTAGGATTTTCATTTATAGTTGGTAATGGAACAGGTCTGCCCCAGAACCACGTATCAGATGCACTGCAAACACCACCCGCTATAACTGCTATATTTTTTCTTTCGCTAAGATTGCATGCTGGGTCTGATTCACAAAAATAAAATGTTGCTCCAACATTAGTACCACTTGTCCATCCCGTTCCTGCACTACCTGGCCCTCTATATATAAAAAGTTGAGTAGGCCAAATTATATTATTAGTTCCTTGAGCAGGAATAAGTATTTTACCAGCGTTTGTAAATGAATCATTTAAAGCGGCTGCTGTTAATTTAATTGTAACTACTCGTTTTGCTTGAACCACTTTTCCTCCATCGCCAAAAGCTGCAATAAATTTTGGTTGATTTTCAGAGCTTGTAATTCCAAAGTAATTTCCTTGAGAACCTGAACCTGACTCTCCATAATTACCAAACTTAACAAACTGACCACCAGAACCACCGTTTACAAATAGATTTTGCTCAGACGTGTCTCCAACATTTAATTGGTTTCTAACTCTTATTGTACCATTTACATCAAACGCAGCTCCTGGGTTTGAGGTTCTAAACCCTACTTTTCTGTTGTCTGTATCTATATAAAGTGTTTCTTGTCCTGAACCGTTACTACCTATTTTAACAAGACTTCCAGTATCAGTTATTTCAGAATTACCAATAGCTGAACTACTTGTCCATTTTGATAATGTGTTAGAAGTTCCTGTCCCTGTTACTGTTCCAGTACCTGCACCAATATCGTCTCTTACTTGTGCTACGGTTCTTGTTTTTATAGTAGTACCATCCACTGTTAAATAAGTGGAAGGTGAAGATGTCATTGCACTTAATATACCGATGTGTATTCCAGAATCTGAAAATGCTACTACTTCTGAGCCGCCAGCAGATATATTTACTTGGTCAGAAGCTTCACTATATATTCCAGTATTAGTGTCTCCAGCTCCAGTTCCGCTTCTCTTTCCGAAATTTAAACCTGGTTTAGTTTGTGTACCTGGTGAAATTTGTAAATTAGAAACATTTGCAGTACCAGAACCTTCAAACTCTGCAACAGTTACTCCACCATCATTTTGTATACTAAAAGGAAAACTTGCAGTGCTTTTTAGAAAAGTACCACTATTAGATTCAAAAAATCTTCCATTTGTTAAAGAGCTTGAACCATTCCAGATTGCATTCCTCCCTGATGTTCCTGAGCCTGTAACTGTACCACCACTACTTGGTGAACTATTTGTTATCGTAAAGTTTGGATATGTACCCGTTATTGTTATACCTGTGCCTGCTGTTAAAGCAACTGTTTGGTCGGGAGCTGAATTAGTTACCGTTATACTTCCTGAACCTGTAATTGGTGAACCAGAAACTGATATACCTGTGCCAGGAGTAATTCCTACACTGGTAACTGTACCAGTATTTGTAGTTGCAGATGTATTTATAGTTACAGTGTTTCCAGAACGAACTGTAGTTATGTTAGTGCCACCAGCAATATCTACAGTTTCTGCATCATCAATCGTTGCTGTACCACCACTATCGGCAGTAAGTTTCCAGGTTGACATTGTTCCTAATCCCGCTACTGCATTATCTATTGCTGTTTGTATTTGTGTTCCTGTTGCTAATTTTGATGAACCACTGCTTACCGCAGCTGTATTAACACCAATCGTTGGGGTGGTTCCTCCTGACGAAGTTATTGGTGCTGTTGCACCTACACTGGTAACAGTACCTTGTGGAACACCTGCAACTTGAGTATCTACATAATTTTTACTTGCGGCATCAGTGCCTGCTGTTACTGTATCTATACCTTGTATACGTCCTGTACCACTTAGTGTTATATCACCACCAGTAACTGTTAAATCACTTGCTATAGTTGCATTACCAGCTTCATTAACTCTAAATAAAAAACTATTACCTCCGTTTAGTACTTCAAACTTAGAACCGCTCGTGTCATTATTTGCATCAACCTTTATTATTACATCTGCATCAGATTGTATTTGACCAGTTAATTTTATGTTTTCATCAGTCGTTGTATCGGCTAAAAATCGTATTGCCATATTAAATTAAATTATGACACCTTTGTAATCAATATTCTTATTGCATCTGCAGCAGGAGCTGTAGTAAAGTCTACTGTTACCTGTCCAACTTGGTTTCTTGTTACATCTGCATAAACGGTGTCGAAAGTTGTATTATCATAAAGCTGAACCATTACATCTCTTGTACCCAGTCCATGGTTTACTGTTATAGAAGTAGCCCC